AGCACCATGACCCGCGAAGAACTCAGAGGTAATAAATGAAAACAATCAAAGAATCGATCAAGAAGCTGTTGGAGGCAGATTTATCACCTCTCAAGCCAAATGATCCCCCGCCCCCCGATGTACTTGAGAAAATCACTGCGTCGTTGAAAGCGCTGAGTGATGGAGTAAAAGTTCCATATCGATTGGCTAGCAGGATGATGCGGTCTGCAGGACTTAGCACCACGTTTTCTTACAGTGATTCCAGAACTTGTGAAATTGGTTGCAATATTCCTGGCGACGGTGGTTGGTACGGGATGGACACTCTTGTTCCTGTTATTGAAGCGTTTTTGAAAAACAAAGTGGGAGAAAGCGCTCGTTTTCAATACTTTCGTGGCTCTTCTCATTGGTTGGCTCGATTCAAACGTGGTGACTGATAAATGACCCGCGAAGAACTCAGATCGTACGTCAACAGTCAACTCGGCGCCCCTGCTGTGGTCGTTGAGCTTGATAACGTACAAATCGATACTTGCATCGACCAAGCCCTGGGCCGCTACAACCGATGGCTTTGTAAAGCTGATCCTCGACTCTTAAAGAATCAGTCGGGTTCAGTAGTTGTCCCGATGGGCGCAGGTGACCGAGGTGTAATTGGTGTCAAGCATTTGTACCCGGATGACCAGCGCTCGTATGCGACGATGAGCGTCTTCGAGTTGATGTACCGAATGGTGTTCCCGAGAATGCCTGTTTCCGAGTGGTACATGCTCAAAGCATTTTATGAGACGTACCAGTCAGTGCGCGGTACTGAGTGTGATTGGTACGTTGATCAAAGTACAAACACTTTGTACGTAGACTGTGCTTCAGGTCCTTATGACATCTTCTACGTCGTGTCCGTAGACCTGTCGCTCGAGAATATCAACGGAATCAAGCACGCGCAACTGCAGGATTTCAAAGACCTGACCCTTGCAGAGTGTAAGTTGATTCTCGGTCGCATACGCGGCAAGTTTGGTGATTCGATCCCGGTGCCTTCAGGAACGTTAAGCACTGATGCAGTAGAGTTGAAGACCGAAGGCAAGGACAAGATCAAAGAGATTGAGGAACGGTTGAAGACTCAGGCTCGATTTTCCGTGAGTCCGATCATGTGGTTCTGACGTGAACACCCTCTTCCCACAAACCGCGGATGTCAAGACCGCCTACCTACTCGTTGGCGACTTCACTCGGAGATTGTTCCCACTCGTGCCTTACCGAAAACTTTTGACTCAAGTGCAGGAACTTGATGATGTCCACGGTGAGATCGTTGAAACAGCGAAGCGGTGGGCCGACCCTCTGCAGTTGAGGGCTTTCGTCAAGCCCGACGAGATCATCCAGCCGATGCTCAAGTTCGGTGTTGAGAACTTTCGTGTCGTGACGTTGTTTGCCAGTGTGCCTGATCTTGTCACCTCTGGTCTCGCTACTCAGGACAAGGACACATTCGAAGTGAAGTTGCTTTGTGGTATTGGTGATCGGTTTGAGTACAGTCGACAGAGCTACAGTGTTATCGAATTAGTGCCTTCTGCTCGCTGGGGCAATACTGACGTCATACTTCACTTCGTGATGAGAGCGGAACTTTACCGCACGACTTCGGACGGTTTGCTCTAAGAAGAATCAGTTCCTCTCAGAAACCAATCATCGTTCTCTCCTCTTTTGTAGTATCATTCTGTGTTGTCAGGAATGATATGAGTACACTCGGCATAGCAATCAGTGAAGAGGTCGTAGTCCGCTTGAACGAACTCTTGCGAGAGAACCTCACCAAGGCTGTGAAGTCTGCTGCGTTTACACCTGACGCACTCGAACGATGGCCGTTCCTGTCCGAGCCTGGTAAGTTCGTTGATCACGTCGTTGAAGCCACAAGAGTTCAGTTCGATGATAAAGGTGTCACAGTATACGTTGACAGAGATGTGTTGAAGAAGCACTCATTACCTGATAACGTGCATCAGGTGCTCGAGTTCGGTGACCGAGTGATTCCTATTTGCTCGTTTCTGCGACCAACTATTGCTCAGATTGGAAGCTTGTGAACGAAGTTTTGCAAAAATACCAGGATTGGTCAGCTCGTCAATACAAGACGATCGCTTGCACTAAGGACACTGGTGCACGTGCTGCATTCAATCCTCTCGTGGATATGAAATTTACGACATTGTCCGAGTGTGAGAGGCATGTTCAGAGACTCATACGACTTTGCTCAACGTTGCTTGAATCCCGCACGAATCTTCGATGGGTCGAGAAGTTGAAAGAAGACTCGGAATTGTGGTCAGAAATTCTCGAAGTTGAAATAATGCATGGCGGGCTTGCTATCGATGAAGTGGTTGACGGGCTGATCCACGGTCGACTCGTCACTGAGCGAGCAATTGATTTGGTGAGGTGAAGGAGAACCATGAGAGCGTTGAAAGAATCGTTGAAGAGAATGTTAGAAGGTCAAAAAACCGCACGAGTAAAAGAGGGTGTTCGTTATCTTGTAACAAAACCTATTACAGTTCCTCCTGGTGAGTATGGATCTCAAGAGCGTCCAGGGGGCGTGATCCCTGTGGATTCTATCGTTGAGTTTAGATTCGCCCGTCAGTATCAGCGGTCAGGTTCTTATTCTGGTCGTCTTGCCCTCGTTTTCGTTATCAACTGGGGAAGCGGTAAGCCAATTAAGAAACCAGTTTACGACGAGGGTTACAGACTGGGTCACGAATCTGATCTTCCTGTAAAACTCGCCAGTCATGTTGAAGAATTCACTGTGTGATTTATGGGCACTGTACCCGTTCGTCAAATCCAAATTTTCTATAATTATGACAAAAGTTTTGTGGATAAATTGAGGTCAATTGCCTTCCACACTATTGATGAAAAAGGCAACGATTCCGCGAGACCACTGGCTTGTGTGTTCGCCACTCCTGAACGTGCTTTTGCACAGATGGCCAAGCAAATAATCAAGCGCAAGGGCTTACAAATGTCCGAAGATGAAGTGATCAAAACGATCCCGCTGCCCATCGCATCAGTCTCACGTTTGCAAGGCAACATCGACCTCAGCAGATTCGTCAATGCTGATGTGGGCGTGCCAGATCAGTACAATGAGAACTGGTATAGTGCGCGAAGGCCAATGGCGTGGTCGTTCCAGTACCAAGTTGATATATGGACTCGAGAAATTCAAGTGATGGATGACCTGCAAGTCCAGATGCTTCAGTGGCTTCGTGCTAACGAGTTCTGGATGTCCGTAGAGCATCCTGATCCGATACGAACTTTACGCGTTCTCGCTCGGTTGAATAATTCAACTGACAACTCGGTATTGGAGTCTGAGAAGGACCAAAGAAAGATTCGTCGGACGTTCACGTTTGACATTGACGGTTGGATCTGCTATCCGATGCTGGTGTCGAAACAAGTTCAAATGGTCATTGCTCAATTCTATGAGAGTGGGGGTTTCGTCGAAGGCATTGAAGTCACTGAGGACAGTGTGCTACCTCTCGAAGCACCTGTTGTATAAACTGTCGAGGTTTGTTCTTTCCTGCCGTATCACTAATAGTATTCAACCTTAGTACTCTACTTTAGTACGGTGGTGTTATGTCGGTTTTGTCAATCGTAAGTTTCATTGGAATCGTTCCAGGTCTCGCCCAGCTTGACGCCCTCTACGGATTGTTCACTTCGACAGTGCCCGTTTACGTTGATGGGCTTCAAGTCAGTGTTCAAGGTGACGTGCCAGTTGGTAGTGACCTCAAGTTCATTTTGCAAGTAAATGGTGTTGACCAGCCTGGCTGTGAAGTAACTGTTATAGATGGTGCAGAAATAGGGTCAATAACTTTTGGAACAGCAGTTGTAGTTCTAGCTGGGTCGACAGTGGGACTTAGATGTAGTTCTGTGGGACTTACTTCCGCGGGAAGCTGGTGCGAGCTGCGCATGAACTGCAGATTGCAGTATCGTAAGCAAGAGGAAAAGTAAGTTGAAACCATTACAGTTTTCTCTGCTTTGCAGTAGCATTATACATATGTCATTGAGTTGAAGAGGAGACAGCATGAAAAATCAGAGTCCTGGTTTATACATCACAGAGGCTGATCAGAGTGCGTACACGCCCGCACAATCGAGTGCGATCTTAGGAATGGTCGCTACAGCGAGCAAAGGGCCTGTCAACGAGCTTACGCTCATCACCGATGAAGCGTCGCTTATCGCTACTTTTGGTCAGCCTTCCTCGACGCACATTGCTCTGTTATCTGCGATGGGCTATCTTCGGCGCGGTAACTCGTTGTGGTTCGTGCGCGTTGCACATTACGATGCTACGGCACAATCGGTATTCAAGAACGTTGCCAGTGTTTCTGTTGGTACCATAGATGCTGTGAGCTCGGGGTCGTGGGCGAACAAAGTCACTGTTGTTGTTGGTACTGGTACGAAAGCCGGCACATACAAACTCACAGTCAAAGATAACGGCACGACTGTTGAAGTGTACGATCTGTTGAAGGTAGGTGCTGCAAACGTCACAGACCAGAACTATTTGGTCACTCGCGTCAACGGGATTTCCAACTACATCAGTATCGTGCTTACTTCAGTGTCGGAATCGTTGAAGCTCGAGACGCTGTCGGTGCTTGGCGGCGATGATGGCGTGCCGGTTTCCGCTTCTGACTATGTGGGCTCGGCTGGCAGCCCTCCGACAGTGCCTGCCACGGGATTGCATCTGTTCGACTCAGCAGAAGCAATCGACATCGATCTGCTCGCAATTCCTGGTATCACTGACGCTTCGGTGATTGCCGCTGGTGTTACTCTCGCCGAAGACCGCGGCGATTGTTTGTACATCATCGATACTCCGCAGAACCTGTCCGTAGCAGAAGCCGTTGAGTGGACGGATACGACGAACCTGAACAGTTCTTACGCAGCCGTCTTCTATCCGTGGCTGAAAGTGCTCAATACTGCTACTAACGAGAATACTTGGATTCCACCGTCGGGTCACATCGCGGGTATCATGGCCCACAACGATACCGTGCAGAATATCTGGGATGCCCCTGCCGGTGATCCAGTTGGTCGGTTGACTGACGTGCAAGCCCTCGAGTATTCGCCGACTCAGGGCGACCGTGAGTTTATGTATGGCAACGGGAACGTTGTGAATCCGATCGTTTCGTTCCGCGGTCAAGGCATCATCGTTTGGGGGCAACGGACTACGCAGCGGTTGCCGACTGCTCGCGATCGAATCAACGTTCGTCGGCTGTTGATCATGCTCAAGAAGAGTCTGGGCGATGGTCTCCGCACGTTGGTGTTCCGCCCGGACAACGCGAGCACTTGGCAGCAGTACATCAACATCTGCACGCCAATCCTGGCTGCAGTGCAAGCCGGTGGTGGTTTGTTCGCAACGGATAGTGTCAACGGTTACAGGGTCATTTGCGATACAACGACGAATACCGTGCAGATGCGTCAGAATGGAATCATCGTTGGCAACATTCTAATCGTTGCTACGAAGACTGGCGAAGTTGTTGCTTTGAATTTGACCACCGTCAACTCCATTACTGCGTTTGTCGAAGCATAATCACGAGGTGTTAAAATGCCCACGTACGGAGTTTCCGCCGATCACATCGCTGCACAGGGCGGTGGTTTTGAACCGCAGCGCAAAAACAACTTCACCATTGACATCCCGGTTGGTAGTGGTGTGATTCAGTTGTCGTTGCATAGTGCCAAGCTACCGGACACAAGTAACAATGCGATTACGATCAAGTTCGGGAACGAAGAGCGTCACGTGCCCGGTCGCACGAAGGTTAGTTCTTTCCGTGCTGTGATCAAAGACTTCGTCAGCGGGCAAGTGCTTGCTGCGTTGAAGGAGTGGCGCAAGCAAGTTTACGATTCATCGAATGGCCGCATCGGGCTCGCTTCTCAGTACAAGAAGCAATGTACAGTGCGGCTTTTCGGTCCTGACGGCAGCTCGGAACGGACGTGGACATTGGTTGGTTGCTGGCCGAGTGAGTATGATCCCGGTTCCGGCGATATGACGAGTAACACGCAGAACTTGATTGAGCTTGAAATCGAGTGCGACAAAGCGTTCATGAATTCAACAGGGTAAGGAGCCGAAAAATGCCCAACTATTTGTCCGCTGATCACATTGCCGCCCAGGCGGGGAACTTCGAGCCCCAACGGAAGAACAATTTCTTGCTTACGTTGGTCATCCCCGGTGGCGGAGGTAGTGAGATACTGCAAGCTGCTCTTCACAAGTTTCCGATTCCCAAGGTGAAGAATACAGTGATTCGTATTGAGTATGGAAACGAAGAGCGTAAGGTCGCAGGTCCCGTTGAAGTAACTGCTGAAACTCTTGAGGTCAAAGACTTCATTGACAGTCCGGTGATGCAGACGTTGGTGCGGTGGCGCAACAAAGTCTACGATCCGCAGACAGGCATCATCAACAACGTGAGTGCGTTTAAAACCACAGGCACTGTTTCGATGCTCGGTCCTGATGGTGTTGTGTCGCAGACTTGGCAGCTTCAAGGGGTGTGGCCTGAAAAGATCACCCCTGCTTCCGAGTTATCAATGGAATCGGGTGAAAACAATTTGATTACCGTCGTACTACGCGTTGACCGCGTGGTAAACGCGTGAGATAGGTAGCTAGATAAAGGAGAACCCGTCATGTCTGAAACCTTCCAAACTGAAGTGACGCTCCCTAGTAAAGGGAAGTTTTACGGCAACAAGTGGTCACCAACTCCGTTGCCCGGAGGTAAGATTACACTTCGGCCCATTACAGTGAAAGAGGAAAAGGTGATCGTTTCTTCTCGCACGACAACGGGCAAGCTCGAGCGTGTTCTTGATTTGTGTATGATTACGAAGTTCCCACTCAACGAGTTACTTCTCACTGACAAGTACTTCCTGATTCTAAGCCTTCGGTCGATCAGTTACGGGGCTGAGTACTTCTTCAAGCTCACGTGCCCTTCATGTCAGACGAAGTTTACGCACAAGGTTGTTTTGCCGCAAGGTTTAACGTTGAAGGAAGCGTGCGAAGAAGACCACGAGCCGTTCGAAGTTCTGCTTCCCGTTTGTGGGAAAAAGGTCACTCTTCGATTTCTCCGTGTTTCCGACGAGGAGGAAGTCGACCGCTACGTCGCACAAATGGTCACCGTAGAAGAAGGTGACCCGAGTTACAGCTATCGCATCTCGCGACAGATACTCACAGTTGATGGTGTGGAACCTGATGCTCTCGAGAAGCTTAGTTTCTTTGAATCACTCATAGGTAGCGACAGTTTGGCAATTAGGAGAGCGTTGCAAGAACGGGAAACGGGTCTTGATCTCACACTACACGCGCAGTGCAAAGGCTGCAGGTATGAGTTCGATACTTTGGTTCCGTTTAGCAACGAGTTCTTTCCAGCCCGAGTTTGAGCGTAACACCGAAATCTTTCGACGCTTAGTGCAAGACCAGGTGGCTCTCTCAACCACGGCTGGTATGTCATTCGACGTCACTAACGCGATGTCCCTTCCGGAGTTAAAGGAAGTGAAAGAGGTGTTACAAGAACAGTTCGATAAGAACCCACCTCTTCCCTCTGGTGCTTCGGGGCGAGCAAGAATATTCTAAATGAATCTTTCAGACCAAATATTCAAAGTGAAGTTAGAAGCTACTCATCTCGGTGGTGTTACTCAGATACTGACTAGAGAGATAAATCACGTGTTTCTTGTTGGCGCGAAAGTGTGGGGTGAGCAACTCGGTGCATCGTTCTCGAAAGCAATCGGAAATGTATTAACAACCTCGCCAGTGAAGGTCACACCTTATCAGACGGGTCGAGGTCTTGCTGCATTGACTGGGTACCCTCCGAATGTTGCACCAGCTCCAACACCACTGAAGCCTTCTCCGAGTGCAGC